TTTTGATGAAAATGAAATATTGGAGTATTTAAAAAAAGAAACTAAATTTTTTGAAAACAAAGAAAAAGAATTTAAAACGGAACTTAAATATTTTGATATTAAATATATCCCATATTTAATATATTGTGACACAACAAAAAACTCTGCTTTTAGCATCCTTCATTAACGAAAATGAAATACCTTTATTTTTAGAAAGAATACAAAAAAATTTTAAAGTTAAAAAAGAAAATGTATTTTTTTTTAAAATGTTAAACGGTGAAACTTTTTTAACCTATAAAATATATATCGATATTGAAAGAAGGATTAATTTTAAAAAAGAACTCCCAAAAACAATCCAGGTACATAAAAAATTAAATACATTTTTTACAATTAATGCTTTGAATAAATTAATTGAAGAAAAAAGCGGTCTTGCTGGAAATCTTGAACATAAAGAGTATAAAATAAATTGGCAAGAATTTGATAATAAAATAATTTTGATTAAAAACGAAAATTTAGAAATCCTACCTATTGAAAGATTTTTTATAAAATGATGATATTTATAAATAAAAAGAAATTATGACCAATAACAAACAACAAGAAACCGAACTTCAAGCAAGATTAAATTCTTTTTTGAATACAAATAAAAATCAAGAATGTTCCGGAGAAGAATGTGAAATTAAAAACCCGGAAGAAATTGTTAAAAGGGAACATAAAAAAATAATTACCAGTGATGGTAGACAATTACTAAGTGAATACACAATCTAACCATGGCAAATTTAAGTGAAGATTTAAAAAGATATAAACAATTATTGGGGTATGATCCAAAAATTGGTGATCAATCTAAAAAACAAGTTTTAGATGAAAACTATGATGACCCTAAAATATTTGTAAGTCATGGTGCAAAATATCTTGAAAAGATAAAAGATTCATTAAATTTATCCGCAGATTCATTAGGACTTTTAGAAGACATTAATTTTGATGACATACCTAATCAAAAACTAAAACAATCTGTTAAAAATTTTATAGATAACCTTGATAAATCACATGCTGATTTAAAAAACTCTTTTGTCGTTGTTTATCGAGATTATCTTTATCACAGTAACATGGAGGAAAAAAATAAGTTTAAAAGTAAAGATATTAATACAAACGATAAATTTAATTTAAATTAAAAAACAAAATAAAATAAATTATGACAAATTTAAGTGAAGATTTAAAAAGATATAAACAATTATTGGGGTATGACCCAAGAATTGGTGGTGACTCCATTAATGAAAAAAGATATCACAGTTATGCAGGTGATACTGATTATGCCGAAGGTGATGAAGAAGAAACTGAGGAAACTGAAACCGAGGGTTTTGGTGAAGAAGGTGGTGAAGAAACCGAAGGTGAGGATAACGCTGATTTTGATTTTGGTGGAGAAGAAACCGAAGAAGGTGGTGAGGAAGAAGCAACTGAAGAAGGTGAAGAAGAGGGTGATGAATTTGGTACCGCGGATGAATTTAGTGCGGCAGACGAGTTAGAATCCGAAGATGATGAAACCGAAGAGATTGATGTTACTGATATTGTTAAAAGAGCGGATGACGCCAAAGGTTATGCTGAAAAGGCAGTTGCAGCGGCAGAACAAGGTAAAAACATGATTCAAGATTTAATGTCAAAATTTGATGCTTTACAAACGTCATTATCAAAAATTGACACAGTTGCAAATGAATTAAATACAATTAAAAGTGATCTTCAGGCACAAAAACCAAAAGAAAAATTAGAATTACGTTCTTTAGATTCTTATCCTTTTAATGTTAAATTAACTGATTATTGGGATGATGAAAAATTAAAAGACAATTATGAAATAACTTCTAGAAAACCTGATGGTAAAAGCCCAGATGGAAATACTAAAGTTTGGAAATTAAACCCAGAAGAAGTTAAAGATTATAGTTCAACAGACATTAAAAAATCTTTTGTTCCTGAATCAAGGTCAAAAAAAAAAGTTTTAACTGAAGAACAAAAAATATTAGTTGAAAATATTTTATGGGATAAAATACGTGATAAATGGTTTGATTTAACTTTTATAGCAAAATCAATGGGCTATACTTTAGGTAAAATACCTACTTTATATTCATTAAAGAAAAAAGGGGATGAAGAAGGGTATGATAAAATAGTAGAAGATATCCACGGTTACGCTGAAAAATTATACAAAAAACACCCTAATCATGAGCTTAAATCTAAACTACAAGAACTAATGTACGAATTAGAAAAATTAGATGATGTGACGTATACCGAATTTGATAAAGACCCATCAAAATTTTCACCAAAACAACAAGATATTTTAATGAAAGGTATGAAAGTGACTGATACAGGTATTGAACGTGACAGAGATATTTATAAAATAAAGTAACCGCCCATAGAATAGTATTTTATAACAGACCCATCAGAAATGATGGGTTTCTTTTTTCTAGTCTATTTACAAATAGAATTTTTAAATTATACTTAACATAATTAATTTAATGTTTAACAATTTAAAAAAAGTAAAATGAGTAATGATGTATTGGGGGCGATAATGTCCCAGTATGAAAAAAACAAAAGTGCTTCAGGTGGTAAATCATTTAATGGGCCTGATTTCTCTAAATACTTTAACCCACGACTGGAAGAAGGTGATAAAAATGGTGAAGTAACCATTCGTCTTATGCCTTCCAAAACAAAAGGTGGTTCACCTTTTGAAGAAGGTCACTTTCATGTGGTACAGGTTAATGGTGAATGGAGAAAACTTTATTGTAGACAACACAATGATGGTGAGACTTGTCCATTGTGTGAGGTTGAAAAAGCCTTAAAAGCTACAGGTAACGAAGAAGACAAGAAGTTAGCCAAAACTTACCAGGCATCTAAATTCTACATGGCCCGTGTTATTGATAGGTCAAAAGAAGAAGATGGTATTAAAATTTGGCGTTTTAAACACAATTACAAAGGTGAGGGTGAACTTGATAAGATGATTCCACTTTTCACTAAAAAAGGTGACATTTCTGATCCAAGAGAAGGTCGTGATTTGGTTATCATGTTAGGTCGTGGTGATAAAAACAACACCAAAATAACTTCTATTATGGCAGAAGACCCATCTATGTTAACAAACGACAAAACAAAAGCTAATGTTTGGATGAAAGATGAAACCACTTGGAAGACGGTTTATAAAGCTTCACCAATTGATTATCTTGAAATTATCGCAAACGGTGATACACCAATATGGGATAAAAAACTTGAGAAGTTTATTCCTAAAGGTGAGGAAACAGCAAAAAAAGAAACAACCACCACTAGCACTAAATATGTCGCTCCCGTAGTTGATGAAGATATTGATGCTACAGTGGAAGATGATGACCAGATGCCATTTTAATATTTAAGTTATGTCAGAAAAAACAGAGAAAACAGAAAAAAAGAAATCTATTGGTAAAAAAGAGTTTTCACTAGATGCTTTAAAAAATAAATTTAGTGTTAAAACCAAATATAAAGAAACCCAATATTTTGACTGTGGTGAAGCTTTCCACAAAGCTTGTGGTCTTCCAGGGCCAGTGACTTGTGGTATTTCAATGTTCTTGGGGCATAGTAATTCATCTAAAACAACCGCTTTAATTAAAGCAGCTTCAGATGCCCAGAAAAAAGGACATCTTCCTGTTTTTATTATAACCGAAAGAAAATGGTCTTTTGAACACGCAAAAGAATTAGGGTTCCAATGTGAAAAAAATGCAGATGGAGAATGGGAAGGCTTTTTCTTTTTCCGTGATGATTTTGATTACATTGAAGAAATCACTGATTACATGAATGAACTTTTGAATCTCCAAGAAAAAGGCGAACTACCACATAGCTTGGCTTTTTTTTGGGATTCAGTTGGTTCTGTACCTTGTAAAATGACTTTTGAAGGTAAAGGTGGTAAGATGCATAACGCGTCAGCTCTGGCCGATAAAATCGGCTTGGGTATTAGTGGAAGGATTGCAAAATCTAAAAAAGAAGATTACCCATACGAAAACAGTTTAGTTATTGTAAACCAACCGTGGGTTGATCTACCAGATAACCCATTTGGACAACCTGAAATTAAAGCAAAAGGTGGTGAGGCCATTTGGTTGGCATCGACCTTAGTTTTCTTATTTGGTAATCAAAAGAAATCAGGTATTTCACATATCATGGCAATTAAAGATAAAAGAAAAGTTGGTTTTGGTATTCGCACCAGGGTCTCGGTTCTTAAAAACCATGTCAACGGTTTAGGTTATAAAGACGGCAAAATAGTTGCAGTACCACATGGTTATATTGAAGATACACCAGAAGCTGTCGAACAGTATAAAAAACAATACTCTAGTTTTTGGAAAGAAAAATTAGGTATCACTGGTGGAGCCGATTTTTCTCTAGAAGAAGAAGAAAATAACGATTTTCAAATTTATGGAGATATAGAGTAATGAAAATAGATTGGACAAAATATCAGAATATTACATCCACTATGAAATCTACTCGCATCGAAGATATGATACATATGATGGTTGAATCTTATTTAAGGCACGAATCAACAGAAAGAACTGTTACTGAACTTAAATCTTTAGAGATATTGATTCCAACGGAAGAAGACACAAAACAAATTGTTAAACCTTTTAATTTTGTGGCTAATGACGGGTCTCAAGAAAGTTAAGAAAAAAGAAAACACCAAAACCCTACTTATTGATGGCAATGTTTTAATGAAACGTTCTTATAACGGAGCTAAAAACTTGTTTTATAAAGAAGTCCACATTGGCGGTATCTATCAATTTTATACAACTTTAAGAAAATTAATTTTAGAGTTAACGGTTGATAAGGTTATTATTATGTGGGATGGTGAACGAGCTGGTTATTTAAGGCTTAATTATTACCCTGAATACAAAGGTAATCGGCCAAACTTTTTTGATGAAAATTACGAAATCCAAAAATTAAGAGTTAAAGCTTACGCAGAAGATTTATTTCTTCGGCAATATGAAAACCCAGATTGTGAATCTGATGATTTGTTGGCATATTACGCTCTTAATAAAAAAGAAAACGAAGATGTTATTATATACACAAATGATAGAGATCTCTGTCAGTTAATTTCTGAAGAGGTAAACCTTTATTTAGCAGATAAAAAAATACTATTAGGCATTGGTAACTATAATTGGTATTTTGAACACTACTATGAAAATGCTGGTTTAGTAAAAATAATAGAAGGTTGTTCGACTGATAATATAAAAGGCATTGAGGGTGTATCTGAAACAACACTCTTAAATTATTTCCCTGAAATTAAAGAAAAAAAAGTTACTTTAGAAGAAATCCTAGAAAGAACAAAAGGCTTGAAAGAAGAAAAAAATTTAAAGATATTTGATGCAATACTTGAAGGGAAAACCAAAGGAAAACACAAAGGTAATGTTTACGAAGTTAATAAAATAATCATTGATTTAAGTCAACCACTTTTAACTGATGATGCAAAAGAAGAAGTTTTAAATCTAGTAAATTTACCTTTGAATCCTGAAGGTCGAAATTATAAAAATGTTTTAAAAATGATGTTTGAAGACGGTGTTATGTATGCTTTACCAGGCGGTGAACATGGGTATGTAAATTTCTTAGAACCTTTTATTAAACTCTCCAAAAAAGAAAAAACAAATTACAAAAAAATCAAAAATATAAATTAAACCATTAAAAAATAAAAATTATGAAAAAATTTGAATTTTTACTTAAAATAAATTCTAAAATTATTTGCCAAAGATATTTCGCTGTTAAAGGGTTTAACCAAAAAATAACTAATTCAATAGATATTATGCATTGTGCTAATGATTGTGTTGATTTAATACAAGATGGTTTAAAAAGCAAATCAATTGAATATCTTTGGGGCCAGTTTAACCCATATGAAATACAAACAATTGATCAAATCAATAGAAACCCAATTTACGAAAAAGAAGATATTTTTGATTTTGAAATTAGAATTGATGAAAAAGTTGTTGCAGCAAAAAGGTTTACAGGAAATGTATACCCACAAAGAGTAAGATATAGCGTTGATATCAGAGATTTAATCCCTAAAATTATAAACCAAATTCAAAGTACTTTAAGTTTAGAAAATATTTCTGTGGAAGGCTAAACTAAAAGAAACAAATGAATATTTATAAATAACAAGGATTAAAAAATGACAAAAAATGTTACTTTAGGTTATCTGGGATATAAATTCCAAATGGAGCTTATAAACCAAATTTTACATCCGGCAAATAAAAAATTCTCCGAAAGGATTATTGATATCGTACACGCAAGGTATTTTGACAATGAATATTTTCGTCTCATCGTAGCCCAAATTAAGGACTACTATGAAAAATACGAAAAGGTTCCTACAATTGACACTTTAGAAACTATTCTTAGAATAGAAGTTAAAGATAAAGTCACCCAGGACTATGTTTTTGAAATGTTAAAAGAAATCAATAATCTTGCCGTTCAGGATTGGGAATTTATCCAACAAAAATCTTTAAACTTTTGTCGTCAGCAAGAACTTAAAAAGGCAAACGAAAAAATAAACAAAATCATTGATAACGGTGATTTTGATAGTTATGAAAAATGTGCTGAAATTTTAAGAGAAGCTCTTTCTGTTGGTTCGGAAAAAGATGATGGAACATCTATAAGTGAAAACATTGAAGCAGTTTTAGAAAAGGATTTTAGACATCCAATTCCTACGGGAATAAATGGTATTGATGAGTTAACCGATGGTGGTTTATCACGAGGTGAACTTGGTGTTGTATTAGCTCCATACGGAACTGGAAAAACCACAATACTAACCAAAATCTCAAACAGTGCTTACAATGAAGGTTATAATGTTTTACAAATTGTTTTTGAAGATATGCCAGATGTTATTAAAAGAAAACATTTAGCATGTTGGTCTGGAATTGAATTAAATGAATTATCTGACAGAAAAGAAGAAGTTTTACAAAAACACAAAGAAGTAACAACTAACAAAACAAACGATTTAAAAATTAAAAAGTTTTCTTCTGAGGGTGTAACAATTCAGGCCATTAAATCTTTTATTAGACATGAGATATCAAAAGGTTTTAAACCAGATTTGGTGGTTTTAGATTATATTGATTGTGTTGAATCTTCAAAAATATATTCTGATGAATGGTCTGGTGAAGGTAACGTGATGAGAGGCTTTGAATCGATGTTAAGTGAATTTGGTTTGGTTGGTTGGACAGCTGTGCAGGGAAATAGATGTGTTACCCTAGATACCGAAATAGATGTGTTGAATAAAGGTAAAATCCAAATTAAAGACGTTGTTGAAGGTGATGAAATTTTAACCCATAAAGGTTATAAAAAGGTTATAACAAAATTCCCTGTAGAAAAACAGGGTGTTTATAAGATAACAACCAAAAGCGGTAAAGTTATTAAAGTTTCAAATAAACACGAATTCCCAGTTAAATATGGTAAATTAAAATCTATTAAAAATGGTTTATCTGTTGGGGATGAATTATTTATAAAAAAATAACAAAAAATTTGTATTCCAGTCCACCCGTTAGATATTTATTTATAAAGAACGGTGATGTGTCTGATATGTATTTTGCTGAATTAAATGATGAGTATGTTATTTACACACATGAAGAATGGTCTAGAGTTATTAAACTAGATTTTAAGTTTGGTAATAAAATCATAGAGTTTGACGGTGATTATTGGCATTCTAAACCCGAACAAATAGAAAAAGATAAATTAAGGAATGAGTTTTTATTATCTAAAGGATATGAATTACTTAGAATAAAAGAGGGTGAATTTCGTAAAACCCCTTTATTAATTACAGAAAAATGTTTAAAATTTATAACACAATGAAAGAACACGATTTAAATATTACCGATTTTGATATGGATGAAATAGTTTCTATAGAATTTATTGGTGAAGAAGAAACGGTAGACATTACCGTAGAGGATACACATATGTTTTATGGTAATGATATATATACCCACAATTCATCTATATCAGCTGACGTTGTAACAGGTGACCAAATGGGTGGTTCTATTAAGAAAGCACAAATCGGTCATTTTATTATGTCAATTGCAAGAACTTTACCACAAAAAGAATCTGGTAGAGCAACACTTGCAGTTTTAAAATCACGTTTCGGTAAAGATGGTGTCATTTTTGATGACTGTACTTTTGATAACGGAAAAGTATATATTGACACCGAAAGTTCACAAACCTTCTTGGGTTATGAAAAGAAACAAGAAGAAAGAAAAGAAAGTCATGTTCGAGAAAGAATTCAACGAGCAAAAGAGTTACAAAAAGGAAAATAATTATTAAATTTAGTAAAAAATTAAAAAAATGGAGATTTCAAATAAAATACTCTCAGACATAACTGTCTATATGAAGTACGCAAAGTATGTTCCAGAGTTAAACAGAAGAGAAACTTGGGAAGAATTGGTGACCAGAAATAAAGAAATGCACCAAAAAAAATACCCACAACTTAAAGAAGAAATAGAAAAAGTTTATCAATTGGTTTATGATAAAAAAGTTCTTCCATCAATGAGGAGCTTACAATTTGGTGGTAAACCAATTGAGATTAGCCCAAATAGGATCTACAATTGCGCTTATTTGCCAATTGACCATACAGATGCTTTTGCTGAAACAATGTTTTTATTGTTAGGTGGTACTGGTGTTGGGTATTCAGTACAAAAACATCACGTAGATAAGTTACCTGAAATTAAAAAACCAAATCCAAGTAGAACTAGAAGATATCTTATCGGAGATTCAATCGAAGGTTGGGCTGACGCAATTAAAGTACTTATGGAATCTTATTTTGGTGGTAAATCATCAACACCAGTATTTGATTTTTCTGACATCAGACCAAAAGGAGCTAGATTAGTAACATCTGGTGGTAAAGCTCCAGGACCACAACCACTTAAAGATTGTCTTCATAATATTAAAAAAGTTTTGGATAACAAAGAAGACGGTGAAAAAGTAACACCTATTGAAGTTCATGATATGGTTTGTTATATTGCTGACGCAGTATTGGCAGGTGGTATTCGGAGAGCAGCTTTGATTAGTTTATTCTCAGCTGATGACGACGAAATGGTTGCTTGTAAATCAGGTAACTGGTGGGAGCAAAACCCACAAAGAGGGAGAGCTAATAATTCAGCTGTATTAGTTAGACATAAAATCACACAAGAATTTTTTAATGATTTGTGGAAACGTATTGAATTAAGTGGAGCTGGTGAACCAGGTATCTTTTTAACCAATGATAAGGATTGGGGAAGCAACCCATGTTGTGAAATTTCTTTACGTCCAAATCAGTTTTGTAACCTATGTGAGGTTAACGCAAGTGATATTGAATCACAGGAAGATTTTGAAGAAAGGGTAAAAGCTGCAACTTTTATTGGAACATTACAAGCTGGTTACACTGATTTCCATTATCTTCGTGATGTCTGGAAAAAAACAACTGAAAAAGAAGCACTTATTGGTGTTGGTATGACGGGTATTGGTTCTGGTGTTGTTTTGAATTATGATATGAAAAAAGCCGCAAAAGCAGTTAAAGAAGAAAACGAAAGAGTTGCAAATCTTATTGGTATTAATAAAGCCGCAAGAACTACAACAGTTAAACCTTCAGGTACTTCATCTTTAGTTCTTGGTACTTCATCAGGTATTCACGCTTGGCATAATGATTATTATATCAGACGTATTCGTGTTGGTAAAAATGAATCTATCTATAGTTATTTAAGTATTTACCATCCTGAACTTATTGAAGATGAATTTTTCCGTCCTCACGACACTGCTGTCATTAGTATCCCACAAAAAGCTCCAGAAAATTCCATTTTAAGAACTGAATCAGTATTTCAAATATTGGAAAGGGTTAAAAAGGTTTCACAAGATTGGGTCAAAGGTGGCCATAGAACTGGGTCTAACACACATAATGTTTCCGCGACTATTTCAATTAAAGAAGACGAATGGCAATCAGTAGGTGAATGGATGTGGGAAAATAGAGATTATTATAACGGTTTATCTGTTCTACCATATTCAAACCATACATATATGCAAGCCCCCTTTGAGGATGTTACTGAAGAAAAATATGAAGAACTTATGAAGTCTTTAAGTAATATTGATTTAACAAAAGTTGTTGAATTAGATGACAATACTAATCTTTCTGGTGAAATTGCATGTGGGTCTGACGGTTGTGTTGTAGTTTAATAAGTAAAAATAAAGGTTAATTAAAACCCTCTTCGGAGGGTTTTTTTTATGCCATTTAGTTTTTAAAATTTAATAGTAAATTTCATTACCAGATATTTATAAATAAAAAATGGCACAAAAAGCTTACATAAATATACAGTTTCCCTTTCAAGACGATCCAGATGGTAAGTTTTTAAAGATGAATCAAGATGCCAAAAGAGCTATTAAAGCCGATTTGGTACATTTACTTTTAACGAATAAAGGTGAAAGACTTTATTTACCGGATTTTGGTGCTAATTTAAGGCAGTATTTATTTGAACCAAATGACGAAATTTCGGCTAACGCTATTAGAAACGAAATAAACAACGCAATAAAAACATTTATACCAAATTTAAATGTAACACAACTAACAGTTACCAAATCAGAAAATAATGAATACGCTGTTGTAGTTAGAATTGATTACTTAGTAACAGTTTCAGCTTTACAATCCGCAGATTTTGTTGAATTAGAAATATAAAAAAATTTTTTACTACCACAATCATATATTTTATCTAAACCTATTTCAGATAATATTTCAGATTCTGTTTTATTTTTATCATAACCCATTTTCACTAATTTATGTTTTTGATATTTAAATCTGTTTTCTCTTTTTTTATTTAAAATATAATAATAATTAACTTCCGTATCTTGAAGAAAGCTAAAACCATTTTTTAAGTAAAGCTCTCCGGTACTAAATCTTCTATCTGAATATGTTATTAAATTTTCTATCCCAGTTTCTTTTATAAAATATTTTAACAATTTAGAAAATGAACCAACAACACTAGTGTTTATTTTATTACAAAATCTAATTATTTCATATTCATTATTTTTTAAAATACCACGTTTACCTATGGTTAATAAACTAACTAATTCTTCTTTATGGAAAAGACCTATTTTATATTTTGCGTTAGTAACACCTTGTATGTGATTTTTTTCTAAAAAACAATTACTTAATTTTGAAGTAATTAATTTTACCTCACATTTTCTGGCATAAATAACATTATCTGTAACACCTAATTTGTGTTTAATAATCGATTTTATTATTTCTTTTTTTTCCTCCCATTCATCCTCAAAAATGTGTAATAGTTTTACACCTAATTTTTCACATTCAATCGTTTTATTTAAATGATACTTTTTATCTTTAAATTTATCGGAATGCCAATATAAACCATTAAATTCTATTGCTAATTTTTTTTCCGGAACATATATATCAATTTCGATTTTTTTTAATAAATCTCTGGAATTAAAAATAACCTCAAACCCAAAATTTTCAATATACTCTTTAATTTCTGTTTGTGGCCTAGAATAACTATTACAACATAATTTACAACCACACTCACTGTTAAAATGATAGTTAGGGGTGATTTTAATTTCACCATGTTCTACGCAATTAATAATACACTCATCATAGTTACTTTTATACAAAGTTTTTTCATATGTGAATTTATCGTTAAATAAAATTTTTGATCTTTTAATAAATGAAGGGGTATCAAAAACCCTTAAACTACAATGAGGACAACCCCTTTTTTTCGATAGATGATTACTAGGGAAACATTCAAAATCTCCGTGTATTGGGCATGTTATAATTACTTTATCCTTACCAATTTGATAATCAGTTTTTTTATAATCATACGTATCACCATGAATTTTTTTTGATTTAAAAATAAACATATTATTATCCATCTTTGATGTACCACCACAATATTTACAACCTTTACCTTTTAAATGGTTTGAGGCCATTTGTTCAAAGACACCGTGTATTGGGCAAATTAATGTAACTTTTTCACGATAAGAAACGTAATTGGATAAAGAATAATCATACTTATCACCATGAATTTTTTTCGCCTCTTCGATAAATTGTTCTTGTGTTTTTTTTTGTTTATCCGCCATATTAATTTTACCACATTTAGGGCACCCATGTTTTGCGTTAATATGTTTAATCGGGCTTTGCTCAAAGATACCGTGTAAATTACAGACAATTTTTATTTTTTCACTATTACCATTATATTTTGATAGTGAATAATCATACTTATCACCATGAATTTTTTTCGCCTCTTCGATAAATTGTTCTTGTGTTTTTTTTACCATACTTTTAGGTGTATAACTATAAATATGTAAATAAAAATATAAAAAAAAATAAATATAAAAATATTTATATTTATAAACAATAACTTATATAATAGTATGGCTGAAAAAAAAATAAACTACTTTGCTAGGAATTTCCTAGATATACGTACCGAACTAATAAATTACGTAAAACATTTTTATCCGGAACTTTACAATGATTTTAACGACGCCTCTATAGGTACAATGTTAATCGAGTTAAATGCGGCAGTATCAGATATGTTATCTTATCATACTGATAGAATGTTTACTGAAACACAAATTGATTATGCACAAGAACGTCGTTCTATTATGAACATTGCAAGAACTTTAGGTCTTAAAATCCCTGGTAAAAGAAGTTCTATAACTCTTGTTGACTTTTCAGTTACGGTACCGGTATTTGGTGATACTTTTGATATTAGATATGCTCCTATATTAAAATTTGGAACCCAAGTCATTGGTGGTGGTCAAACTTTTGAAACTTTAGATGATATTGATTTTTCATCACCATTTAGTGCAGGCGGAATACCAAATAGATTAATTTTACCTAATATAAATGCTAACAACCAAATAACAAGTTATACCTTAGTTAAAAGAGAGATAGTTAGTAATGGTGTTACAAAAATATATAGAAGGTCTATTGGTACTAATGATGCGGTACCTTTTTTAGAAGTTGTTTTACCAGATACAAATGTGGTTTCAATTGATTCCATAATAATTAAAGACGGTACTACTTTTACTGCAACGCCAACAACATCGGAATTTTTAGATGAAGCAATAAGGTGGTATGAAGTAGATTCCTTAGCGGAAGATAAAATTTTTATTCCAGATACAAATAGAACTACCGATAACAACGGTATTACACCTGGTAAATGGAAATCAGTTACTAGGAAATTTTTAAAAGAATATACCGATACTGGTTTTTGTAAATTAACATTTGGTTCAGGATTTTCTGACACCCAGTATTTAGAAGCCTACACTAAAGACTCTTATGTTTTACAAATCGCTAATTATTTTAACAGCACCGCATTAGGTGAAATACCAAAACCAAATACTACTATGTTTGTTAGATATCGTATCGGTGGTGGTGCGGGTGCAAATATCGGTTCCAATGTTATAAATGCAGTTGGTTTTGTGGAGATGATTGTTAATGGCCCAAATGCGACTAATAATCAATTTGTTAGGTCGTCACTAAGGGTTAATAACCCAGTACCAGCTTTCGGTGGTTCAGATGATCCAACTTTAGAAGAAATAAGATACATAACAAAATACAACTTCGCATCACAAAACAGGGCGGTAACGATTAAAGATTATATTGCAACAATATTTAAAATGCCTGGTAAATACGGTGTTCCTTTTAGGATGCAAGTTGCAGAAAATAGAAATAAAATAGAATTTGCAATATTAGGTTTAGATTCAGCTGGTAAGTTAAACAACTCATCAACCAATACACTAAAAGAAAATATGGCTTCTTGGTTGGCGGAATATCGAATGATAAATGACTACGTTTTAGTTCGAGATGGTAGAATCATAAATTTAGCTTTAGATATTGATCTTTACACCGATAAAGCACTAAATCAAGGTGAGATTATAAATAATGTTATCAACACCGTTAAAAATTATTTCTCAATACAAAAGTGGCAAATGGGTGACAATATTTTTATGGCAAATTTAGTAGAAGATATTAATAATGTTGCCGGCGTTTTAAACGTTATGGATATTAAAGTTTATAATAAAGTTTCTGGTGTTTATTCCTCGAATGTTACCTCACAAGCCTATATTGATGAAACAACCAGGCAAATTGATTTAACAGCTGATTATGCTTTATTTGGTGAGTTTGACACAATGTTTGAAATTAAATTTCCTGAAACTGATATTCGTGTAAGAACTAAATCTTAATGGAAAATAATAATTATGCAAATATAATAGGTAGTAAAAGATTTAAAACCGCAACTAATTCTAATACTAATTTACAAGTAGAATTAACCAACAATCAAAAACCTTTAAACGAATACGACTTTATAGAGATTGTTGACCAAGAAACGGTATTTCAAGAAGAAAGGGAAGCTTCTAAAAAATATCGTATAAACGGTAAATTAAGTATTTATACAAGTAATGAACTAACAACTGGTGCGACAACAAGTTATTGGGATCCACTTTTCTATGGTTATGGTAGAAACAATTTTAAACCGTCACCAGCTAATTGGGTTATGCAAATTTTATATCCAGTTGAAAAAAATTATGATTTAATTGTTGGAAACGCCGAAGCATATAGAGGGTTAGATTATTTAACAATTGGGTCGACTTTAATAAATAATGATCAAAAATATACAATATCTGGACAACAAAAACACAATTTAAATATTGGTGATTTTATTTATTTATATAGTAATAACAATATAAATCCCATACAAGGGTTTCATGAAGTTTTGGAGTTAGGTATTGAAAATAAAAACTTAACAACAGATATAACCTTAAACACAATAAGTAGTGGGCCAATAATAGGTAGTGGTTCATTTCTTAGAGTTGTTAATGTTTCATTTGATGATGTTGCGTTTAACAATGCCGCAAACATTGTTAACATAGCAGCTACCGATATTAGTGGTTCAACAACTGGTAGTTACTTACCTGGTGAAACAAAATATACAATGGTTACCACAAATGGGCCACATAATTTGTTAAAAAATAATTTTGTTGATATAAGAGTACCTATTGTTAACAAGATTAATGGATTATGGCATGTTTATAACATTATTAGCCCAAATAAATTTATAATAAGATTAAATTGTTCAAACACAAAAGGACAACTTATTGGGTTTAGCCAAACGCCAAAATGGCGAAAACTTGACGCGACACCATCAGAATATTATGTTAGAAGTTTTGAAGTCTTAACCACAAATGATTATGATGTCTATCCATGTGCTTTCGCGGAAACAATTTATAAAACAGGGGTTATAAATGAAACTTTTCTTTTTCAATTCAACCAAGATATAAATGTTAAAAAATTATTAAATCATAATAATGCAGAAATATCTGAATTATATTATGGAATTATAAAAAGATCAGGTGATAAACCATATCCCTGGGGTAATGTAACAAGCCATTGGGATTTTAACAGAAACACTGCGAATTCAACAAATTTTATCGAAAGAATTTCAAAAGCAAAAAACAACACAATAGGTACCATTGAAAAATTATCAGCCAGAACTGAAACAATAATAAACAATGAAGTTGTTACATTTCCTGGTAGTAAATATATTGGAGATTTTATTGAATATAACAGTTTAGAAATAACCGAAAAAATATCTGCCGAAGTTATTAACAGAATTGCCTTAGTAAACAGTGTCGATGGTTACTATTATAAACCTTTTAAAAGGTTAGAAATTAGAAAATATTCAAATGTTATAGAATATGCACAACCAAATGAGGCGGTTATAAATTTACCGGCCGATTTTGTAACTTATACCGATGGCACCATTGCTTGGCGTGATTTACTACCTATAGGGTTTTATCAGGATTTTACCAATGGTGTTGAGTATCCGTTTCTTAATGATGCTCATTATTTTTATTTTAACCATAATTTGTTTGTTAGAAGGCAAAACCCAGTAAATATTGTAACACCAACTGAAGACATAAACATCGATCCAAATAATTTAAACGTAGAATGTTAATTAAGTATCAAATACAAAATAGTTTTATTAAAACCACTGGAAATACAATAGTAGTAAGTGGTGGTACTTTTACTGAGGATTATAAATCAATTGTTATACCTATCGGTATGACTTTTTTACCTGTTGATTATGCTGAGGACGTGAATAAAGTTATAGAGACTGAAGTTAAAAAAGCTATTAACCCTTATTTTGATGCTGAAACAACAAAATATATATACCCAGATAAAGATTTAACCATTGAGTTTAGATTCTGGGACAGTGTTGGGTTTTTTAGTGATTACGTTTCAGCTGGTTTTAATGAAACTGATATTAGAATAAGGAGGAAAGGGTTTAAAAATAGTTTTTTTAGGTTATATTTTTATGATAGTAATGATACAGAAAATAGCGAATTATTGTTTACCGAAGATTTAGATGTGGGAGAAACTAAAAAACCCAAAATAGATTTTAATGAACTTTATTGGTTACGTAATGATGATTTTTTTATAAAAAATAACACAAATAGAACTGTCTATATGGAAGCAAAGTTTTTTAACGCAAAAATAGGCAAGATATTAACTTTTATAAATTTACCACTACAATATGGGCAAATAGATATTTCAGATTATGTTAACAATTTAAATTGGCGACGAGTACCCATAGTAATCAAAAACCCAAAATTAAATACGGGATACTATAATTTCTCACCTAACAACGGCAGTAATAATATACTTTTAACACAATTGGTTATTGATTGATGGAAATAATTAAAAAAAAATATCGTTACCATAATTTAAGTGCTGAAACATTTAATTTCCCTATTTTTATAACACAAAATTTATTTAATACGGGGATTTATACCGATGTTGCGAATATAAACAATGATGTTATTACTGGTTTTACATCTTCTTGGGATTTATCTTATGATGGAAGTTTACAAAAAAACTGTAAAACAACAAATAAATGCCAGGTAACACCAACAATAACTAACGTAACAAGTTATAACGGTAACGACGGCAGTATTGTTATAAACGTAACAAATTTAAATACACCAGATTGTCCAGGCCCATTAGAAATAGAATGGTTAGGCCCTAATTTTAATAGCACTGGTAGTTATAATATTAATAACCTTTATTCTGGTAATTATACGTTAAAAATAATAGACGCAGATTGTAATAGAACTTTTAAAAGTTATTATATACAACAACCACCTGCTTTAGATAGTGATTTATTAGTTGATAACAGCCAAGTTAACGCAACAAACAATATATGTAACGGTTCTGCAACGGTGACGGTCACTGGTGGTGCACCACCTTATACATATGCTTGGTATTCAGCCGGTACAACAACACCAATAATCAGTACAAACTCTCAAATAACAAATATTTGTTTGGGTAGTAGTTATTATGTAGTTGTCACTGATTCTGACGGTACGATTGTGACTGAGTTTTTCACCTTGGAATTACCAGAACCTTTATCTGGCAGAACAATTTCAAAAACAGATATCGACTGCCAAGGTACCCCTGGTGAGATAGAAGTTGAAGGTTTTGGTGGTGTCGTCGGTACAGGATATACCTATCAATTGTTGTCTGGTACGCCAGCAGTACCAATAGACCAAAACATTACTGGTATTTTTAATAATATAACACAAATAAACAGTGCATATATTGTTAGAATTATAGACGCTGTGGGACAGCAATTTGATTTATACGTTTCAATAACACAACCGATACCCGCGATAACAATAACAATTAATAGCACTAGTAATGCCCAAACAGATGGTTTTGATGGTGACACACCAACAGACCCAGACGGGCAATTTACTTTTAGTGTTATTGGTGGTGGAGGTATAACACAAAATAATTCTGTTGTTTATAATGTTTCTGCAGACCCGGTTTTTGATACAGGTTGTGGGTATACAATCGAGAATTCCTCTGTCGGTGGCGGTGGGTATGCTTTGGCAAATTCAACCACTTTATATGCTTTATCTAGTGGTTGGTATGAAGTTGTTGCGTCAGATTTAGAATGTGAAACCACAATAAAAAATTGCGTAAACCATAGTTATACATCAAGTGTTGGAATTACTAGCATAGGTGGAGGTAAATTACGAGCCAGTATATCAAATCCAACTGGATATAATTTTTATTTAATAAAATGGTCAGACGGTCAAAATTATGTTTGCCCAGGGGTTTTAACTGGTAGCCCTTGCGGAAGTCAAATATTAGATAGTAACCCACACGCCTCTGGAAGTCAAATTGTTTTAGAGGTAATTTGGGTTGACTCAGCGGACCCCACCAATGACGCTAAATGGCGTACTTTTAAAAGAATATTTAAAATTCCTTAATTATGATAACTGGTACAACTTCGAACAGACTTTCTGAAATATCAAGATATAGTACAACAGAACCTTATAAGGTAGGCGTAAATGGTGTTACAAACATTACTTATAATACCAACGGTTCTATTAACCAAATATTTTATACATTAGATAGTGTAAATTATATAACAACAATAGTAACCGATAACAATAACACTGTTACTTCCTTACCAACAACGTTTCAATATTTTGTAAATAACGATGTTACTCAAAATATAAATGCAATAAAAGAAGAAGCAAAAATGGGCATGATTTTTCCACCAAAAATAAATAATCAACTATTTATTGAAAGATTCAGTTTAGCTATTTTTGAAAAACATTCCAGATTGTCAACAATAAAAAATATTGGTAGTTTGGAAGAATACAGGAATGGTTATTACAATGTGATTAAAAGTATTTAAAAAAAAATAAAAATGGCTAGTGGAAATTACGGAACAATAAGAGCGGCAACTGTCTCACCAAGCGATATGGAAATATACTATACTTATTCACCATCAAGAGATATTGCCCCAACATTACCTTTACAATCATTATCACCATCACAAGTTATATCAAGATTTAATGATCCAAACCCAAATGCGAATGGTGTCGCTTTATTTGATGGTTTATATAATTTACAATTACCTGTTTCTAATTTTTCAACTAAAGGTATTTACAATATCGTTATAAAACCAAGAGAAATTAAAACAGTAATTACTGCTTGTGGTGTTTTAGCGGCTTTCCCAGATGTTAGGGGAATAGTTTTAGACGCAACACAATTAGGCGTACAAGATGTTACTTCTTTAATTGGTTATCGTGTTGAATATTATGATACCACAGGAAATAGAATACCTAATTTTTTTAGAATTATAACTTCAGCAAATCGTACTGAAGTGGTAAACGCTAATATTTCTACAACAACACAAACATCAGTTAGATATCGTTTTAACAACAGTTCTAATTTAGTTTTCTGTACCTTAACACCTAGTTCCGCACCAACAGTGGTGCCTAACCAATTTCCAAATATAGGAACACCGGGTCAGGCAATATCTATCAGTAACACTTTTTTTAACCCAATTTTAATAGAATTAGAAATGGTTGAATACGATACTGAAACATTGGCTTATGGTATTTTTGGTAATCAAACAAAATCTATCCAAGACGGTAAGTACACTATTTATGATTTCCAAAATAATATATACAAACAATATAATCTTTATGAAATACAAGATCAATTTACCAATGAACCACTTTATGAAGTTAGAGAAGAAGTTGCTACAATTGATTTTACTAAAGATTTTAATACTATAACAAACTTATCAACAACGTAATGGCAAGAATTAAAGTAGTACCAAGAAGTTTAACAGAAGCCTATAAAAAAAGAGAAGGTGATTTTTCACCAAATCTTGTAGGCTTACAGTTTACTGACCCTAATGCTTTTTTTACTTTTGGTAACTTTCAAATTACAACAAACTTAGAAAGTAGATTAGTTAAAGATTTTGTACTAGGTGGTGAATGGTCTAATTACTACAATTTAACAAATTTAAATTTAACTGAAGAAGATTCAGAAAATTTTTTGTCAAATGAAATATTTGTTAGATTAAATTTTAACCCAAATAGAATAGATAGGTATGTTTATTTTGGTAGTTTTTATGAATATGCAAGGGTTACCGTAGAAAGTATAATTACAAAATGGAAAGGAGGTGTTTATTTAAACCCGACGTTAAATTCTAATGTACCTTTAAATACAGTTTTAAGTTTTAATTTTAACAGTGGTAACGACACAAGTACTTTTGTTATACCAAAATCAATCGTTAGTAATCCTTTTCAACTTATTTTAGATGAAGATTTAACACCACCAGGAACTGGTGAAATATATAATTTAAACTATAGTTTTAATAAATACGTAATAAAATCCGATAGTGGTACATATGATGTTATTGGTTATACTGCTTCAACAACCACAAATCCTTATATACAAGTAACAACAAAAGGAAATCCGTTCCCAAGTTTAACAGCTTCTACTTTTGGTGGTTTAAGTTATTTATTAAGACCTAACGATTTAGAAGTTGAATTGTTTTTTAACGAATTAAATGATTTTGAAAGAATACTTTTAAATAGGTTAACAACACCAATATACACTTCTACTTTTGATGTTCCTGTAGAATCTGACGGTGTTACTTTTACGTCTACTAAAACATTAACTTGGCCAACTACTGATGGGTATAATATTGACATTAATACTCGTGATTATTCTTTATATCTTGAAAATTTACTTGAAATGGCCTCAACTTTTGACGCCAATAAAACTGATTTAGTATCAAGAAGGTTTGTTTCAGAATCTATACATGAGTTTGATACCAACGGAGGCGGTGACCCAGTTTATGGTATGAAAGTAACTAAATTGTTAAAAATTTATGGTCGTGAATTTGATGAAGTTAAAAAATATATTGACGGTATTTCTTTTGCAAATGTTGTAACTTACGATAAATTAGACAACACATCCGATGAATTAATTAAAATATTGGCAAAAAATTTAGGTTTTGATGTTTTATTAACTGTAACAACTAATGATTTTGACCTTAAACAACAAATTTTAACAACAAACGCAACAAGTTTTAGTGGTTATTCTAAAAGTTTATCCGCAAAAGAATTAGATGTTGAATTATGGCGACGATTAGTTATAAACGCATGGTGGTTATACAAATCTAAAGGTACAAGAAAGGTAATTGAATTTTTACTAAACTTATTTAAAATACCAGAGTGTATGGTTTCTCTGGATGAATACGTTTATTTAGCTTCTAACAGGTTAGACACAACTAACGTATTTGATGAGTTACAAAAAATATATAACGATCCGACATTTTCTTTTTTAGACGTAAACCCTATACCCATGGACGACGTAGGGTTTCCTTTGCCTTTAACAGAAACAATTGATAATTATTTTCAAAATGACGGTTATTGGTATAACAATGGTAATGAGAAAACTGAAGGTAACAATCCACATTACGGGCCTTACGATATAGGAACCAAATATTTAAACCAATTTAAATGTTTCGTACCAAATTTTAATGATTTTATAACTGGTTTAACAACCGTAACCACAATAAAAAATAGTTTTACTGATTTTGATAAAGGTAATTTTACCGTTGGAACTTTGCCAACATATCCTAATTACGGTACATTAGTTAGTAATGCCACTATAATCGAAGCGGGCCTTGTTACTTATGGTGATGTTGAAGGCCCAAATCTACCTGTATCTTCAGATGATAACGATTCATTAAAAATTAAATTTAAACCAGGTAACGGTTCAGAAAATTGTAACCCTTGTACTTATAATTTATCATACAATGAAAATGGTTTTGTTTACATAACAGAAACAAACAAACCTTTAGACGATACTAGGTGTTGCCAACATTATGTAGATCCAGATGGTTTATGTTATTGGTGCCCACAAACTGTTACGGAGGTTTGTACGCCACAAGAATACATTGATTTATTTTCGGAAAGTCAAATAGAAGCTTATGCAGAAAGTTTAGGATGGGATTTAAATAGTAATAAAGCCGCGGAAGATTTTGTATTAGAAATATTAACACCTTTTTTTACTGAAAATGGTTGTTTAGTGGTAGATACCACAAATATCGAAAATGTCATAACAATAAGAAATAATCAATGTTGCCAGTCTAAGGGTGGTAACTTAGTTGAATATGAAGGTTCTTACTATTGCGTTAAGTCCCTTGAAGACCCTTGTAATAATTACGAAGAGGTATCACATGTTTATACTATTGATGGGCAATTAATGTCAGAAACTTGTTGTATTTCTTTAGGTTTTAACTGGAATGGTAGTCTATTAGAACCTAGTAAAATAAACATATACAATGAAAGTGGGCAAATAGTAGGATCGTTTACCGATAACGTTGCTCAACAATATGTAACATCTATAACGAACAGTAAATTTTATTGTTCGGCTTGTCCACAAAACATTAAAGAAAGTGCCGATGGTTTACTTGCTTACAATCCAGAGACTGAAACAACAACAGCGTTAAGTCAAACATGTTGTATTGATTTTGGTTTTACATATGATAGTGCTAGTGGTAAATGTTTAAAATGCCCAACACCTTCTTTATCACAATCAGGGCCTGTACTTGAGGTTGTGTTCCCACCGAATACTAATGTAGAAGAATGTTGTACATCTCTTGGTTTTTATTATTATGACGCGGAGACAACAAACAATGGTAATATACCAATAACAGATCAAACGGCTGAAACGGCCCCAACATCTGGTTAATAAAAAAAATAAATGTTTAATGGCAGCTAAATGTTGGGTATGTCCTAATTTTAATAGTGAAGATTTAATAATTAATAACGGTGTAATTACTTATGCCGGCCAAAACCTTTCACAAACTTGTTGTCAATCCTATGCGGGGGTAACTAATCAAACAACTACTTACCTGAATGGCATATGTACATTGAGCCAACAATCACAAGAAATAAATTTTGGATCTACAGACGTTATTTATATAACTCAGAACGGTGAAATTTATAAACGTAATCTTAGTTCTGTTTTGAATACAACATCAATTGGCGGTAATTATTTTAATTTTATTGGTACTAAAACGTTTTTATTTAATTTACCACCACAATTTGCACCTATCTATGACAGTACACTTGGTTGGCGATTTATGTCACTTACATTTAGTAGTAGTAGACTTTATATTTTAAACCAGTTAGGTACACAATTACTTATTTACAACATAACTTTAAATCCTTTCACCTATTCATTAGTTGGTACAATTAATAAACCAACAAACATTGACAGGTTATACGGATTAAGTATTAGCGGTAATGATTTATATTCAGTCGCTATAATTGGTTCAACAAGAAAATTAATAAAACTAAATGGATATCAATCACCTGTTGCAAACGGTAATTTAACTTATACCGAAGAATTTTCTCTGGTAAAAGCAACAACAAATACTTTAATTAATTCAAACGAAGAAATACGTTACATATCCATAACAAATAGTCAACCAAAAAAATTAATAACAATAACAAAATTATCTAATCAATTTTTTATAAATCAATATAATTTTGACAACCAATATATTGATAACATTGAAACAGGTGGATTAGAGTTTAGAAAACAATTACTTTTTAACGTTAATATAGATGTTAATAGTATTATAAATAATACAAATATAACTTCTTTAATTAACCATAACAGTGGATCACTATATAAAATCACAACCAGTGGTGTAGATTCTGGTTCTTTAGGTTCATATAGTGAAATTTATGAAGTACCGGCCAATAATCTAAATGGTTTTATAAACGAAACCAATTCCTATATTATCGGTTCTTCACAATTAACAATAACAAATAAATTTGACGTGGATCCAAACGCTCCATCTTGTTATATAGACACAAATGGTAATCCGGTTTTAGGGCCACAACCTTGTTAAATCATTTTTAAAAATATAATAACATGCCATTAATAGGAAGTACAAATATAATAGGTAGCACAAATATTTCAAAAGACGATAATATTTCTAATTGTTTCTCTAGTGGAGTAGGATTTACTATAACACAAAGCGGTGAAATACTATTTCAAGGTAAGTCGATAAGAAACGGTAATTGTTGTACTGTTAACAGTTTGTCACAATATACGGGCCCAGGCACTTATACATATATAGATAATAAATGTTATTTAAACTACACACCACCAACGCAAACTTGTCCTGGCGGTGGTCAAGTTACTTGTATTGATTCAAACGGATTTAATACTTGGAATAACATTTATACATCTGAATTTGGCCAAAGTTTATCAGTTACCAACCCAACATTATTTGCTAACTTACAAGATTTAACAAATAATTCAGGATCATTTTCGGTTTATTTTGATACCGGTGGATTACTTGATGAAATATGTTGTGCGAGTTTAAACTACACATTTACCAACGGTATATGTCAGTGTGATGTCAGTGTGGTTGATGAACCCAAAAATCCATTTTGTTTTGGCACTTTAGAAGATTTTGTCGATATCGCGAATGAATCTTTTTTTGTTAATAATTTTATTTTTATTGGGTTATCTATTGGGTTATCTAATACAGATAGTTTATTTGTAAAAAATAATTTAACGTCGTCAGATCAAAACGATAGAAATACGGCCAGAACTTTATTAAGTAATGCTTTAGCTTCTAACGGTGGCGTTTATTTAAATGTTGGTTCTACAACCGGAAATCTAACTAGCCCATCTGAAGCTGAATGTAATAGAATATCAGGTTCTTTTTGGGATGGTACTAACTGTTTATGCCAACAACCAACTAGCGAACCACCAACTTCAGATGTTTGTAATTTAACTGATGTAAAAATAATAAATGTATATTTAAATAATAATCCAGTACAAATCGTTGTCCCAAAAGATTATAATACAACAACAAACCCTACATTATTAACGCAAGAATGTTGTTTAAAATTAAAAAATGAAAACAATTTAAATTGGTTTTGGTCACAAAGTTATTGTTACGCAAACGAAACAACCACGAATCAATGTTTACCTACAACTTTTACATTAAACGAAAGTAAAATAGAATTACAACCTTGTGAAAGTGATATTGAACTTTATATGTGGGTTTATGTTAAAACACCAGAAAACGCGGTCTCATTACCTAACACACCAGAATTAGAACCAGATATCATTGTAGATGAAAACAACACCGAAAACACGATAACGATACCAGGTGATATTATACCTTTTCCAGACTTTAACAACAATACCACACCTCTCCCCGATTTAGGTACGACAGTGCCAACTTTAGCTGGTGATACAAATATAGTACCGATACCGCCACCTAATAGTGGCACATCACCAACAAACCCAACTACTACAATACCATCTGGCACCGATACTTCATTACCTGATGGGGCTATTAATGATATTATTTTTGGCCAACAAAAATCACGAACAGGATTATGTCAAATTTAACAATTTTGAATATTTATAAACATGGCAAATGAAATTGGTATAATTAACTGTTATGATAATTTAAATCCGATAACGGCTAGAATAAATTTATCTGAACCTGATTTAAATAGTGTTTTAACACAAGTAAACACTTATAATTCAAGTGTTAATAATTTTAACAATTGGATACAATTAAAGGCAACATTACCACCTTCGACTGATACCGTTAATTTTGATATTAACTTACAAATAGATACCGGTTTAAATTGTTGTTGTCAATATGAAATCTACGTCGATAAGATATCAATAATATGTAGTGGAAATACAGAATCACCGATTGTTAATGATATAAAATGCCCAGGTTATGGAATAACAAAAGTTATTGATAATAAAAAATCTTGGGTTTATAATCCAGGTATTGCGGAAATAGGTATTTCTGAGTACGATAACATAGAAAGAGCAGATGGTAGTTTTGGTTTAATAAGTGGTGAAGGTACAATAAATAGAATTTTCGCACCTAGCCCTGACGCTGAAATACCTTGGCGTTATACTAATTATTTTTTACAATCAAGTGTCTACGAAAAACACAGTAATCTAACCTTAAACTCTAAAGAGTTATGGTTGATTTTTAATATGTGTGCTGACTGCCCAATTAGTGGTACAAGTTTAACTTGTCCAACAGGATATACTTTGTCAGCCAATACCAATTTTTGTTATAGTGGTGTTTCGGTAACCACGGCTACGACCGTAGTAACAGTTTCTTATTTAAGTCTATTAGAACTTGAAAACTATAAAAAACAGTTTCAAAGTTTTTGGACGCCATTTTTGGAACAATTTATACCAGCAACAACTATATGGGTTGCGGGTGAAAGATGGTGTAACGACCCTTGTACCGTTATTGATACTTGTGCTTTTGATTTAACTGAAAGTGAACTATCTTTTGTAACAATTCAAGAAACAACAAACACTTCAAATAACACAAACATAGTTACAAGTTACGCGAGTCCAGAAGTGTTTTCGTCAACAGCAACGTCAGCACCTTCTGGTGGTTATAGTGGACAATTACCTACTAATTCTAACGCCAATACTATAACAATTTTAGATTTAGGTAATACAAGTTCCACACCAAATACCGTGACTGAAGAAGATTCTAATATTGACATGTTGTCATATCAGAGTAGATTTACAACACCTAACACTATAACACAATTTTAAATAAAAAATAAATGGGTTTCCTATGTTTAAATACTAAAAATAAGCAAAATGTACCGTTAGAGACACAAGAGGCTGAAATTGTTTTACGTGATATCGGCTTAAGTAATGTTTATAATGTCAACACAGAGGTAAACTTATGTTTAGAATCTTTTATTGGCCCACAATATTATACAAGTGGTATTACAAAACTAAACACCTTAACACCTAATACGGCCTGTACAACAGGTTTTGTTTACAATGTTTTAAATTTTTTAACATGCCCTACTGGATATACTATATCCGCAGGCACTACTTTTTGTTACTATGTTAGTGGTAGTACTACCGCAACAACTACCGCAACAACAAACGTTATTATAACTGATTTGGCTAATTACAATTTAGATTACACACCGAATTTTAATTTTAAATTTATTTTTACTGGTGATACAAGTTTCACATCTTACACTGGTAATTTTTGTTATAAAATATTTCCTAAACAGTTTTTTAAAGATAGCTCACCTATAAGTCCATTATTACCCGGACAAGAGTTTATTAATAAATGCATACCTTTTAATGAAATTACAGGGTTAACAGTTACACAAAGTTTTTCCGCGTTTAATAACATATCTAAAAATTGGAACGAATATCTCGTTAGGCCTTACTATACATTTAATTCGAAAACCTGTAACCCAGGACAAAGTTTTAACACTTGGAATTCTACCAACCAAACAAACTTATTTAACAACAATACTGATTATTATTTTGCAACAACCATAAACCCACCAACACCTGTTTTGAGTGGGCCAGCAGAAGGCCCTAGACAGGAATATAATTTTCTCCAAGACGTTTTATTGGCCAATGGTTTACCAGGGCCACAAGGCCCACAGGCAATAAACAATCAGTTAAATTATTTTTTACTTCGTGAATTACCTGTTAGTCAAAACATAATGTTATTTCTTAACGGTGTTAAATTAACCGAAGGAAGTGATTATATTTTAATATATTATAATGGGTTATTAAGCCCACCAGTTGTTGAAATTAATATAGCACCTATAAAATCAACAGATTGGTTAGTTGCTAATTATTTGGTTGGGCCACCAAACCCGTTAGGTGGTGCTTTAAATCAATGGTTTGTGGATACTTTATTAGTTACAACAATAACTACAGATACAAACCCAGGTTATGTTTTGGCAATGAATTACAATACAATAACTGGAAATCAAGAAATGTATTTAACTCAACCCATAGACCCAGATAATGCGGTTTTCTTAACCGTAAATGGTGTACAAATGGTTGAGGGACAACAATTTTTTAAAAGCACTTCTATCGACAATATGTTGATTTTTGATAACACATATACAAACCCAATTGTTATTGGTGACGTTGTTTCGGTTTTCACGGTATCAAAAAACGCAGTACTAACAAGTAATGATTATGGCGAAATACCAACAAATCAATTTACCATAAACTGGACAGTACCAACCACAATACCAACAAACGTAACTTCTAATTTTAAAGTCGAAGTCGCGTTAAAAAGTGATTCAGGATACACTTCAGTTTATTACCAAAAAACATTACCATTTATAAGTGGTGTTGGTGATTATTCAACAACCATAACTTCAATAGCCTTAAATAATAATTATAGGTTTAGAGTGATTAATGAAGCTGTATATGCCGCTTATTTAAATAATAAAATAAAAACTTGTGCACATTCCGAAGGATTTTTTAGCACAACTAGTAGATTAATTAATAATACTTATTAATGGCAAATAAATCTATAAGGTTACGAACAACACCGGGAGAAAACAAAAACATTACTGTTAATATTAATCAGGATTTTGATTTTCTTGAGGTTTTAAGTTTAAGAATTACACAAGAGAATGTTTATCAAACCTTTTGTGCGAATTACGGTGCGGTTGTTGGCCGTGTAATTGCTAATAGAGGATTCGGTATCCCAAATGCAAAAGTTTCTATTTTTATACCTGTCACAGATGAAGACCAAAGAAACGCTTTAATAAATAGCTTATACCCCTTTAAACAACCAACAGATAAAAATTCAGAGGGTATTAGATATAATTTATTACCAAGCCAATCTAATTGTAATTTAAATAGAATTGTAGGAACCTTTCCAACAAAAGAAGAAGTTTTAGATAATGATTTAGTTTTAGAAGTTTTTGAAAAGTATTATAAATACACAACAAAAACAAATGCGGCTGGTGATTTTATGTTATTCGGCGTACCAATAGGGCAGCAAACATTACATATAGATGTTGACCTTAGTGATATTGGTGTCGCAAGTGTTAGACCTTATGATTTAATTGCTGAAGGTTCACCTGAAAAATTGTTTGATTCCAGTACTGAATTTAAACCTTCAATTAATTTGGATGTTTTACCACAGATTAAAAGTACAAATATATCATTAGATGTAATACCTTTTTGGGGTGACACTGATACTTGTACCGTTGGGATAACAAGAGCAGATTTTGATACTGGCCTTGATTTAAAATATAGTTCTTTATTTTTTGGCTCAATATTTACTGACTCTGGTAGAATGTCGTTAGGTAAAAATTGTAACCCAAGAAATGACATGGGTGATCAAAATAAATTAAGAACTGGCCCAGGAAGAATAAACATAATTAGAGCTAGTGAAATAAATCCAATAAAATGGACGGAAGAGTTTAAAATACAACCAATAAAATTAGAAACTTTTGATATTGAAGGCGGTCAATTAATAGACGAGGATGGTACTTTTTCTTTCGTGTTACCAATGAATATCTGCCACGTTGTAACCAATGAGTTTGGTGAATTAGTACCATCACCCGACCCTAGCATTGGTATTGCAACAAAAGGAATGTATCGTTTTGCGGTTAAATTTTCTGAAGGTAATGAAAATCAAAAATTTAAAACCGGTACTATGTTTTTTCCGAGTTTAGGTAAAGATTTTGGGGGTACTGAAGGTATTGTGGATACGGGTAAGATCGAAGACGCAAACGGCACACAAGACCAAAGATTTACTGATGATATTACACAATATAATTACGGCCAAGTAGATTCACAATCTATTGTTGTATCACCAGAATTCGATGGTTTAACTGAATACACAAATTCTAGAATAAATTTAGATTTTCATCTTTTTGAATGGAAACAAGTTTATACCATAGCTCATTATATAAAAAAATATAAAAAAGGCCAAAATAGATTTAGTTTCGTAGGTATTAAAAACACCGATGTTACTGACGATAATAATTTATTCCCTTATACAAATGCAATATTTAAATTTGATATATTATATTTTTTACTTGCCGCAGGTATAGATGTTTTTGCCTTTTTATTGAGGCTTTTAATCACATTGATATCACTTTGTTTTGGCTTTTGTTTTCGTGTAGAAGTAACAATACCAGTAATTAACAAAGTAGTACCGATTATTGGTTTTTGTATTAGTATTTGCCCTTTTAATTGGTTAGGTAAATTAATTGGTACTATAAATTTACCGGGTGAGGGTTGCGGTCCAGGGGGTTCCGATTTAGTACCAATAAATTTAAAAAATTGTAACAGCACAAGTGTTGGATGTGGAGGCAGACCAAAATTTATAACATTAAAAGTAGGTATCGGAAACGCTATGTGTGGTAAGTTAGCTTCATCAGCTTGTAATTGCCAAAACGGTTCCACAAGTAGTTTTTTACCCGCACAAGACCCTAATGATTTTGTGGACAGTAATTCTTGTTTAACCGCACTTAAAGAATGGGAATGTTGTGCTAAATTATTAGTAGCAGAAAATAGAAGTGTTATTAGACGAGTTTTTGCTGATTCTTGGATTATTGGTACCGCTTATTTATTTCAATTTAAATATAAAACAAAATTTAAAAGACGTACCGGAGAGGTTAGAAAAGAAAAATTTTGTGGACCAGGTGCGGATCAAAATGGTGCTGACGGTTATAAAAACGTTAGTTGTTGTTTAGACACTAAGAGTACTAAATGTAATAAATGTTTGTTACGAGGCCCTGGTTTAAGTAATGACCCTGGTTTTATACAATGGGTTTTTGACGATCCAGTTAGAATACCAATCTTTTTAGGTGGTGGTTCAGTGGGCTTCTCGTTACTTGTAGCACAATACCTTTTAACAAATCCAAATCCAGATTACCAAACAAGTATGCACAATGGAGCGGTAGAGGCGGGTAAAGTTGGTTCCGTAGATGTTGATGATGTTATTTATTGTAACACTTTAATGTCGACAAAAATAGTTTCATTAGGTAGAATTGAAATGTGTCCAGATATATTAACTGACATTGAAAACGCAATAATAAATAGTTCGACCTTAGACCCGTTAACCCAAAACCCTAATTTTTATACAGGTACTTATTTTGAACGTGGTTGGGATAGTAATTTATGGGTAAACTCAATGAAAGAATCTTCTTACGAAGATCCAACTGATGTCTTAAAATATTTAGCTTTAACATCAGATTGTAGTTTACGAGGATTATTTACAACACAACAAGGTTGTCATGAATATGAGTTATTACCAGAAAACTATTTTTTTATTAAAGAAGTTTCTAAAATATATAATGACGTTATTTTGAGTGATATAAATAATGACGGTATTGAAAATTTTTCACCGTTTAGCGAGGACAATCCAATAGCTAATTCACCAAAAATAGATGATGACCCAACCGCTTCTAACGCTTATAGTGGTTTTGAGGTTACATTAGATTTAGCTAACAGATTTAGTCCTTGTGGTGGTAGAAACGGTAATTGTTACTCCTTACATAATTGGGATGGTGGATTGGCATGGCCTGATATGGGGTCAACAGTACCTGGTGATTATTCTGAAATATCAGCAAATAGTTCAGCGTTTGATACTATAACAGACGCTAATAATAGAAACAATAAAAACACAAGGTCAAACATACCTTATTACTATTTCGGTTTAATACCTGGTAAAACATCCATAGTTAAATTACGTAAAAAATACTTTACAAATAAGGAATTAGTATAATAATTAAATAAAAAAAATAATAATTAGATATTTATAAAAAAAAATAAAAAGTGAGTTATATAGATAAAAATTCCAGTACTGTCATTTCAGCAAGATTAACTGATGAAGGTAAACGATTACTTTCTTTGGGTTTATTGACTTTTGATACATTTAGATTAGGTGATTCAAACATTGATTATACTACACTTGGTTCTAGTTACAATATTAGTTTAGAAAATATTATTAGAGCCAAAGCAGACAATCCTGATATTAAAACACCGATTAAGCCAACACCTAACGCAACAACAACTTACTCATCAATACCAACGCTAAGCCCAGTAATTTTAAATACATTAATTACTGCACCTAAATTAGGGTTTTTTGAATATGGTAGTGGTACTACAATACAATATACTGCAAGTACTGACACTGTTTGTCATGTGCTTCAAGCAGATACCGTAATACCAGTAACAGGGATGACTGGTAGCAATACCGTACCTGTTAAACAAGGACCAACATATGGGTTAAATAGTTATGAACCAAAAATTGGTGATATCATGATGGTTAAAATGAGTAATAACGAGTTAAGTATACAAGGAGCTCCTGCGGTTGTAGATTTAACAACACCAGTACCTTACTTGTGGTACCAAGTCCAAGGAACATCAGGTACTTTATCTACAAATAATTTACTAGTTACCGTTGATAGAAATTTTGCAAATTTTTCAGGTTATAGTACTAGTAATAATGCAAATGTAATATTTTATCCATTAGGAACCGGTGGCACCCAAAATAGTTTATTTAGTAGTGGTGGTTTTTTTAGTGGTGGTTGTGTTTGGAATATGAATAATGTCTGGAGTCAACCAATGCCTGGTGTAAATCCTGCAACATATGAAATATTTAACAATTACGGATCAGAAACCTACATAGGTTCAAAAGAATATTTTGGTTACACATCAGAAATTGCATACCAATATACCGCGAATACGGCTTGTAATTTAGTACCAGCAATTAGTATTATACATTACACCAACGTAGATTCTTGTGCTAATACAAGTGAGTTAAAATACGGGCAAAAACTTTATATTGACAACGCAACATCTGTTTCACCAAAATTAATAATGCCAACTTTAATGTGGCATAAAAATTTAACGGGTACAACAATAGGCCAAACTTTTACGGCCGATACAAGTGCTCAATTATTTGTTAAACTTTCTGGACAAAACACAACAGTATCTTATTACAATTTAGTAGATGGTTACGGTAATAAGGTTGGTAGGGTTTTCCCTAATTTACAGATTTTTACTATTGATGACCAAGAATTGGTAGCAGCACTTTCATATAAATCAAACAGAAATTGGACGTTACCGACCATACAAGGCCAAACAATAGTAAGTACTGACGGTGTTGTAGATTCAACAGAAAATCTTTTTGTGACATATCTTTTAGAAAGTAGTTCAGGTTATACAACAGGATTACATTGTCAAAACATTATTTGTATTAACTATTTAAATAACGATAATAGTACTTTAGATTGTAAACCAACAGATACATCCAATTCCGCACTTTTAACCAAAAGAGCTGTTAATGTTAATTTACCTCTGGGTCAACTACCGTATATGAATTTAGGTGGTGGTCAAGGTTGGTACGCAGACAAATTTTATTTATTAGTACAAAAACAAAGTTTAGGTACAAATCCAAACCCAAGTTCTTGGGTTAAAATAGACTACACTTCACAAATAAACGGGCATACGGCGGGTACTAGAATTACACCATCAAACTTAGAGGCAACAACTTTCACCGTTACAAATACAGCTTACAATAGTTCAGGTAGTACTTATAATTTAAACGATTTCATTAAAATACCACAAGTTGCACAAAATGAATATTTAAATTTTGGTGACGAAAGATTTTTTTATGGCAATATAGAAGCAATCGGTTCTAGTAACAAATACAGAACCAAATTTTCTTTTACGGTACCACCAAACATTTTTAACACATCCACAAACCCTACTTGGACCACAAATGCCAATCAAAACGTTAGAATAGATGAGATCGGTGTTTATGATGTTAATAAAAAATTAGTCGCAATTGGTAAAACCAACAACCCTATTGAAAAAGTACCAAATTCAACAATAATAATTGAAATAGCTTTTGATATATAATGGCATTTTTAGGTGGTAACAATAACGAATTAATTTTAGTACTAACCCAAAAAGGCCTAAAAACATTATCTGAAAAGGGTTTAGAAAATACAATTGTATCTTATAATTTTTATGATGACGAACTTAATTATGTTGTAGATGCATACCCTTCATTAGAGGTCGATATTTGTGGTAGTAATAAAACAATAACAAATAATAATATAATTTTAAGAAACGAACTAAAACCATAACGATGTCAACAATAACAACAACATTAACAGAATCTGGTTACAAAAAATTAATAACATCTGGTTTATTAAATAGTATAGTTGCTTATGATTTTTCTGATAACACTCATATATACACAAATACTGCTGAAGAAAGTTTAATTTTACCATTAATAGGTTCACATAACCAAGTAACAAGTTCAAAAGCCACAGCTTCTGATTACAGAGGAGTGTTTCCAACAACACCAACACCAACACAAGTGGTTGAGGTCACCAGTAGGAAAAGAATTACTTTTACTAATAATAGTTGTAGTACACCATTTGAAGAGGCTGATTTAGTCTTAAATATAAATGTATCCAGATGGTTTAACGCTTTAAACGCCTTAACAACATATAGCACAACAATGTCACCTGGTTTAAATTTAAACTTAATTTCATATGTTACGGCTTATAAAGAAACTTTAAATACCGCAACGCAACAATACGGTGTTTCAGAAGTTTTAAATAATTTACTTTTATCTTGGAAATTAAATACTTCACAAGATGAAGAAAATATCGGCTTTTTAAGCCCAATATTTGTTACTTTAAATGGAACCCAAAAAGAACAAAAATATGAAAGAATAAATAATGGTTCACCATTTGCTTTACTTTTTGTTACAAATGAAATAAACGGCTTAAACGTTAATAATACTGGGCTTAATTTTTCTTTTGCACCAACCTGGGGTTATTACGCGAATAATGCTTTTGTATCAGCTAAAGTACTTGAAAATTTACCAAACTTAGATAGTTTTGACACCGTTTATCCTGCCGCTAAAGTCGGTAACAATATTTATACGTTAAGAACCATAACACCTTATCCAACAACGGAAGGATTAATTGGTTATGCAATTAATATGTTTAATGTCGATGGTAGTGGGGAAACTTTATTAAGTGGCTTAATCAGTGCGGGTAAATTGTTTTTCAAAACATACGTCACCAATAACAACTCAGTTTATAGCCTACCAATTTCATTAACTGTTAATGTCGCTAATAATAGTATTAACAGTATACAAAATACAATAGGTGGTCATGTTACTTTAAATTTTATTTATGACGAAAATGACACATCGACAAACTCAATAATCTATATCTAAAAATTAAATTATGCCAATATTATTTCCTACAATACCAAGTACAAAACTTACTTATAGAATATATGATGATTTAATAACAACTAGTACACCACCAGCAATACCTAACATTGATTTTTTTCTGACTTGTACACAAAAAAACTTTTATTTAAAAGAAAATAATACAGTATCACAAGTTACGATAGACTTTTTAGGTAATGATTCCGCTTATAAAATCAACGGAATATATAAAACGCTACCACAATCACAAACAAGTGCTAGATAAACCGAAATAATTAAAAAAAATAAAAAAAATAAAAAATGCCTTTACCAGTAACAAACGTATATCAAAAAGAAGAAACTAATATTTCTTCTGTTTACACCATGGCACCTGGACAATTTATTACTTACTATAAGTTACCCGCTTATAATGATGCTAATTTTAATACAAGTACACTTAGTCATCTTTGGGGTAATTTATCGTTAAGAACTTTGGGTGATTACAATGTAATTAATCAATCATACGGTAACGGTGGTTGGTTAAATACCGCTTTAGCCGGCCTAATCGAATCTTTTTATACTTCTGGTGCCATAGCTTTTGTTGTTGATAATGAAAGATATCGTAATAGAATTTACGGCCAAAATGTCGCAATGACAATACCGATAAATTCTTCATTTTCTGGATCTACTTCAGGGTTTAGTGCAACAACTCTCTATAGTTCTTTTGTTTATTCTCCAGCGAACCTAAATAAAAGCACAACCTCAATTTGTGCTGGATGTATCGTTGATACGTACTCAAGTGAGGCTTCAGTTACTTGGACTAACGACCAAGGTATTGGTTTTAAATACACACCAGGAACTAACCCAAATACTAATAACACTAAATACCCTTATTTTGAAAGTGGTGTTGTTTATTTAATGTCAGATAAAGTTTATAACACGTTTTCTGGAGCAACAGGTTCTAGTAATAGTTGGAGTTATCTGTATAACCAAACAAATAAATACGCTAATGGAGCTAGGCAAATCAGTACTGATCCAAGTAACACTCAATATTTAGGTACCGGTGGTTATGATAGAATAGCCGGAGTTCTTTTTTTGAATTCTGGTTTAGGTTTTATTTTTGATAAACAATTGGTACAAGCTTTCGATACAACAAAATTAAATGGTGATTGGACGACAGTTACTGGTGCAACAACAACATCTGGATTTACAAATTTTGTTGCGGCGGATTATGATTTGGCGGAATTCCTAAATGTTAACATTGTCGCAGGGCCTAACGATTGGGTCAGCTCAACTAATTCATCTTACATAGGTACCAATCAAGATTGCGGTATTGCGATTTCCACAATAACGTTACACGACCAAAATGGTGAATGTCTAGCGATAGCAAAACCAGATAAGGCTATTATAAAAGAAGAAGGTGAATCTTTAGTTTTAGATTTAAAATTACCGATATCTGGGCCTTTGGCTGAAAGTTTAGCAACTACAGTGGGTAGAACCGATTGTAATGTTAGTGGTATACCTTGTTAATAATAAATTATAAAAATGTTTTTTTATGTCACAAATAGAAAGTAAAAAGATTGAAAAATCTTATGTTATGGGCTTAGATATTTCTACTCGAACAATTGGTATGGCTTTATTTGAACAAAGTGGTAAATTACTGGAATTAACACACATCACACCTAAAATAAAACCACAACCAGAGAATAAACTAGAAGAAATGTTTAGAAAGGTTGATGCTTTTGAAAAAGTCTTAACCAGATACGTTGAATTAGATATCCAAAAAGTTATTATTGAAGAACCGTTACTTAATAGTAATAATGTAAGAACGGTTGCAACACTTTTAAAATTTAATGGTATGATATCTAAAATAGTTGAAGAAGTTTTGGGTGTTATTCCAGATTTTATTTCTTCTTACGACGCTCGTGCTTTTGCCTTTCCAGAATTGATGGCGATTAGAACAGTTGATAAAAAAGGACAACCATATAAAGAAAAAGAATTGAAAGATAAAAAACCAGTTCTTTTTGGTGGTTATTCTTGGGATGTTGATAAAAAACAAGTTATCTGGGAAAAGGTTGCTGACCGTGAACCCCAGATAGTTTGGGAGTATGATAAGAATATGAGACTTAAAAAGGAAAACTTCGATATGAGTGATGCCTATGCAGTTTGCCTTGCAGCCATGAACCTTGATAAAATTAAAAATCAAGAAAAAAACCAAAAATAACCAGCATAAAAGCCCCTACCATTTTTACATAATTTACTAAAACATTTATTTTTCTTATATTTGGCTCATGGGGCAAATTGAATCCACTTTATTATTGGATGTTGTAAAAGAAATTTTAGGACAACCTCGAAAAGAAAATAAAACCAAAAATCAATATTCGTTTGATTGTCCGGTTTGTTCTGCCGAAAAAGATATGCCCGATGGTGATGGTAAGGGTAACATGGAGGTTAATTTAAATAAAGGTGTTTACAATTGCTGGAGTTGTGGGGGCACACATAAAACACATGGTTCTATTGGGAAATTAATTACAAAATTTGGTCGAAAGGAACATAAGAAAAAACTAAAACAATTAGGTATTGTTTTAAGTGAAACCAAAACCAAAAAGAAAGAAATCCAAGAAATCAGAGAAATTCATTTACCTGAAGAGTTTCAACTTTTTGAGACCAGCAATAAAAACGATTTAATTTATAAAGAATCTTGGAATTATTTAACCAAAGAAAGAGGTTTACTACCTGAAACCATTTATAAACATAAAATGGGTTTTGTTAAAATTGGTGAATATAGTCATAGAATTATTTTACCTTCGTATGATATTGAGGATAAATTAAATTATTTTACAGCAAGAACTTGGTTAAAACATAGAAAACCAAAATATAAAAATCCTGAATTACCAAGAGAAGAAATTATTTTTAATGAAAAATTAGTTAATTGGGATTCTACTATATATATTGTTGAAGGACCTTTTGACCACATTGTGGTTTACAATTCAATACCAATGTTGGGAAAAGATTTACACCCTAAATTATACGATTCATTGATGAAGAAAGCTAATGCTTGGGTTGTTGTTTTATTAGATGATGATGCATGGGATAGAGCAAAACAAATATACAGTCAATTGAATGTTGGTCGATTACACGGTAAGGTTAAGATAATAAAAATGGCAGACGGTTACGATATTTCACAAGTAAATGAAGAATTTGGTCGTCAGGGTGTAATCGATGTTTTATCTTCTTCTTTTAAAATTAAAGAAAGTAATATTTAAAAAAATGTCAAAAAAAAGGGAATCCAAAGTTTATCTTGAACCAGTAGAACATGTTTACATACATAAGTTCACGAAAGAAAAATTTAAAAGTGTTACAACAGTTTTATCTATGTTGGAACCAAAATTTAATGCAGAAGAAATTGCCCTCGCAATTCAAAACCAAGACCCAACCAAAAAGAAAGAACAGTATCAAAACATGTCACAAGAAGAAATTCTTGCAGAATGGAAACGAATCAATGATGAAGCAAATGAATACGGTACTGAAATTCATGAAATTATGGAACGTTATTTATTGGCCGATAAAATTTATATCCCAAAAAATGATTATGAACGTGAACTTATCTTAAAGTTTCAAGAAATTGATCCAATGACAACTGGTACCATTTATCCTGAAACAATACTATTTTCTGAAAAACATAAATTGGCGGGCACAGCTGATATAGTTGAGATGTGTGATGATCATTTTAATATTTGGGATTGGAAAACTAATAAAAAATTTAATTACATTTCTAAATACGGTCATTGGTTAAATAAACCTGTTTCACACTTATCGGACTGTCAGTATAGTGTTTATTCTCTACAATTATCGATTTATGCCTACTTGCTTCAATTGGAGACTAAGAAAAAGGTTGGAAGGATGGGTGTGTTTTATCTTAACCCAGAAACTGACAAATTTGAATTAATCCCTGTTATATATTTAGGTAGAGAAGCTAAAGATGTACTGGATTATTGGTTAGAAATTAATAACAAAAATAAATAAAAAAACTATGCAACAATTAAACGAAACAACTTACGACGAAATGATTAACGAGAATAAATTAACTGTGGTTAAATTCTTTGGAGTCTGGTGCGGTCCCTGCAAGGTACTTGCTCCGGCATTAGAAAGTATTGTTGGTAACTATCCAGATGTTAATTTTGGTGAAGTAGATATCGACCAAAACATCTCACTAGCTCAAAAAGAAGGTATTCGTGGTGTACCTGCTGTTATCTTTTATAAAAATGGAAATGTTTTAGATAGATTATCTGGTTTACAACCTTTACTAAATTATGTTAATAAAATAGAATCTTTGAAATAACAAAAACCCCCTTAACAAGGGGTTTTTAATTTAAACTCTATTGAGAGACGGTTATACCCCATCCAACCCCTTTTAATTACCCAACAATACTCCAGTTCTGATTGTGGTATAAATTTATCTTTTAATTGAACTCCAATATTTGATGTTATGATTTTTTTCAAGATATCATCACCAATATATTGTTGTAATTCTTCTATAAATTTATTATATTTTTCTTTACCTAAACTAACATCACCGTTACCTAAATATTTGGTTACGTTATCAATATCCCTTTGACGAGTTACTTTAATAATTGGTTCTGAATATAAAACCCAATTTTTTAAATACTTGGAATCGTATTTTTTAATTTCTATTTTTTCGTTTTCTTTTGTAATAGCATCGTATTTCTCAAAAATAGAATCTGAGGTTGGTATAAATTTATTTGCTTTAAAATCTAAAAAAGCTATTTTTTGAAAATTATTACGGCCAAAACCTGCCCAAACAATTTTGGGTGATTTAGAATTATGTTTCCACCCCTTTTCTTCACATATCAATTTTTCAAAAGTAATTCCTGTTTTATTTCTTACTTGCTCCATTTACTGATTCACTTATTTCACTTATACTTACAAGAGTAAGATAAAGTGCTCAATAAGTAAAATAATTAAAAATATGGCCGACAAGAAAAGTGTTGTTTTTGAAACAAAATTAACCCCAGAAGAAACTTTGGAGATAACAAATAGATTAATGGGTTTTTATGATAATCTAGATACTATTCAAGATTATTTTTTGGCAAGAAAAAAAGAAAAGGTTGAAAATATTGACCATGAAAAATATGCAGATATGATGTTTAGTGATTTTAACATGGAACCAAAAGATATGCAATTTTCAATCGAAGTTATCGATGGTAAATTGTTTAATCCGGCAGTTCAAATTATAACCTCACTACCGCTAGAATCTCAGATTGGGCGTCAAGTCACTTTGGGTGTTAGAGAAACAAACACTAACAAATGGATTGGTTTTATTAGATTAGCTTCACCAGTTTTATCCATTAAACCTAGAAATGACCTTTTTGAAGGTATGAAAGTAACGGCAAATGAAGTTAATAAGTTTATGATTAACGGTGCGATTATCGTACCAGCACAACCTTTTGGGTATAACTATCTTGGTGGTAAACTTTTAAGTTTAATTTGTTGTTCTCATGAAATTAGGGAATTATTGAAGGAAAAGTATGGTGACAAAATTGATACCGTTTTTATGGAAACAACATCACTTTATGGTGATATCAAAGGTATGAGCCAATATGATGGTTTAAAACCTTTTATAAAGTACGGTAGTATGACTGAATCCGATATTTTTCTATTCCCAGGTGATGAGGTATATGATAGTATTAGATCTTTTATGCGTCAACATTATGGAAATCCTGAATGGGGTGGTTCAATTGTTGACCCAGGTCCATCGGGCCCAAAGATGAGAGAATTTAATAAAATACTTTCAATTTTAAAAAACCATTTAAAAGTACAAAATCCTTTAAAGTTTAAAGAGTTTTCAGACTTTACCCAAAGTCATATGAAAGCGAAAACCAAAAAAAGATATTATTATTGTACTTATGGTTATGAGAATGTCTTTCAATATATCGCAAGTAACGGTGAAATTGAGTTGGTTAAAAAAGATAATTATGATAGATATTATTTAACCAATTTGATTGAGTGGTGGAAAAATAAAGCACAAAATAGATTTCAAAAACTAAAAGATGAGTCGAAAAATAGAACTGAACTTGAAATTTATACACCTGAAACTATTGAAGGTGGTAAAATTGATATGATAAGATAATGGAATTAGAGATTAAAATAGGTGATACTTTAAAATGGAAAGACTTCAAGGAAGTACATACCGTTTTAGATATTGACCCACCAAAAGAAAAGAGCATCCGTTGGGTTACTTTATTAAGAGGTGAGGATGATGTTTTAATAGATAAATGGTCAGTAAATTACCACTATTTAAAAACATTATTAGATGAAGGTAGTATTAGTGTTAATGGTGCGTTTATATTACAAAAAAATATTAAAGAACATAATTTAAATGTACGTTGAAATTTCTCCTAGACAATCAGGTAAAAGTAGTAGGTTAATAGAAGCTGTAATAGATTATTTAAGAAATAATTGTGGTAATAAAGTTGCCATTGTAACACCAAATATAGCTAGAGGTAAAAATTTAAAAGAAAAAATTGGTAGATTATTTTTTAATACTTTAAGTCAAAATTTTGTAGGTAGTGATGATAAATTTAAACTTTTAATTAATGACCACTATTTAGGTTCTATTATTGTTACAACAGATGTTAGGCCAACATTTGGTAGTAATATAGACTATTATTTTTTTGATGATTTCTCATCAATGGAACCACAAAAAATTTTATTAAACAATAATATAATTACCAATGGTTACTATTGTACGACACCCTGTCAAAAAAAATCGACAATCAATATGATAACCAATCATTGTTTAAATAATAACATTAATATTAAATTTTTTAACCCTTGGACTGAAGTTAGGCTTAGGGAACAAGAAGGTTTTGAAATTTATACTAGAGAATACGTTCTTAATGAATGGGCATCATACATGGAAACAATAGGTATTAACGTCTTGGGGCCAGAAGAAAATTGGATATTAAAGTGGGTTAAAAAACATAGTTTTGTTTAAGATGAAATATCAGTTTCAAATAAAAGAAGTTAATCGGGTTATTGCGACAGATTTTATTCAAGAAAGACATTATTCAAAAGTAATGCCAAAATTAACCAAACATTGGTTGGGTTGCTTTCTGGATGAAGAGTTGGTGGGTGTTATAACATTAGGTTGGGGAACACAACCATTACAAACAATTAAAAAATTATTTCCTGATTTAAAGTCAGAAGATTATTATGAGATTGGTAAAATGTGTATGGATGAAAAAATGCCTAAAAATTCAGAATCTCAAATGTTATCCGCAGTTGTTAAATGGATGAAGAAAAATCTGCCTGAAAAAAAGTTTTTATATACTTGGGCAGATGGTATTGTTGGAAAAGTGGGATATGTTTACCAAGGGTCTAATTTTAATTATGGTGGTTTTATTTGGACTGATATTTACATTTCAGCAACTGGTGAAAAAATACATCCTAGAAGTTCAAAAGCTCTTTTAATTGAAAACGCAGAATTTGTGGGTAAAGATAAATTATTTTGGATGACACCAGATTTTATGGCATTTAAAGGCATTCGAAGAGTTAGAGGCAAACAATTTAGATATATTTACCCTTTAAATAAAGAAGCGAAAAAAATATTAGAAAAAAATTCCACAGTTGATTGGCAACAAAAATACCCAAAAGAAGGTGATTTATTGTGGAAAGAACAAACAGGAAAAGGTGTTTATGTCAATCTAATTGGAAAACCTGAAATGGATTTAAGTGTTGTTGAATATAACCAGAAAAATGTTAATTCACATAAAAAATTAACGGTATAAAGTTACGGTACCTCTTTTATATCCGTTAAAACCTTTAATTGTTTTATATTCAACATAATAAACATAGACACCAGATGGGCAATCATCACCGTTAAGTTTTCCATCCCAAAAGTCATTAAAATTTTCAGTTGCAAAAACCAAACCACCCCATTTATTGTAAACAAAAATTTTTATTTCTGCCATGTAAGAAGATATTGGTTGCCAAATATCATTGAGATTATTACTATTTGGTGTAAAAGCGTTTGGTATTGTGATAATCGGGATTCTACAATTTATTACTTTAACATCGTAAATTTCAGGTTCAGACCTACAATATAATGTGTTTTCAGAAAAAAGAATTATTTTATAATCACCAACATCCTTAAAGGTATATGTCATTTCTTTACCCGTAAAAGAAAAGATTGGCCAATTGTTTAATTTAATTTCCCAATAATATTCACAATCAGGCGAACCAATCGAATTGTATGTAAAAGTATTGTTACTATCTTCACATAATTCTATTGTTTGGTTTTGTGAATAAAGATTGAAATTTATAAATAAGAAAAGTAATAAAATTAATCGCATATTAATTATGGCCTATTGGTGACAATATCGGTAATTGCATAACATTTACGTTTATTATTGTTGTAAAGGTACAACCAGCGTTATTATAAGTATAAGTTATATTAAAAGAACCAGCACCACTATTAACAGGACAAAATGTTGTACCAAAAACACCAGTTCCCGACCAAGTACCACCTGCTGGATTCGCTATTAAATTTTGGCAAGGAGCGTCTTCACACATGTCATTTAAAGTAACTACTATTGGGTTTACGTCATAAATAAAAACATCCAAAGTAACTAAAGGGCTTAAACAACCGACAGAATTACTAGCTTGAACTTGGACAGCGTTTGGTATTAAACCAGGGTTAGCGGTCGACCAATCTACTGTTATTTGATTTGTACCAGGACCTGATGTAATAACGCCAGGACTAACAACAGTCCAATTGTAAGTAAGTCCTGGTGTGTTTGGTACCTCATAAATTGAAACACCGGTTGACGAGTAACAAACTGTATCTGGGTTTACCGTTGTTAATTGGGCCATAACAGTTTTTGAGAATAATAGTAGTAATAATAGTTTTTTCATATTTTAAAATTGTTTATTCCAATATTTAGGCGGTATTAATTTAAGCTGCTTACTCACTTCCGATAAAAGTTTTAAAAGCTTTCTTTTTATTTTTTTGATTTTTCTTTTTTTAGCCATTTATTTCCATCCTTTCCATTTAAAATATTGATAAGTCATTTGATAAAGTTCCACTGCTTTTGGGTATGTTATCTCAAAAGTTTGTATTTCATTGTCTTTTACAATATCAATAAGATTTACGTTATTTAATAAAATAAATTTAAGTTTTTTTCGTGAGGCCTCATAATAGGAATAAACAACCACATCATCGTTTTCTAAAAAATTAAAAGTTTTTTCTTCTTTAACTAATTTTAATTGGAATTTACTTTTGTCTGTGGTGAATAGAATAAGACGTTTGTTTTGTAACAAATAGTCACCCTCAAAAGTGTTTTTAATTAATTTTGGTTCTAATAAACTTGATTTATTTTTATAGTATTGCTTTACGATCAAAAAATCAGAGCTATCTTCATAACATAATGAAAACTCAACTTCTTCAGCATTATCACTAATTAATTTTGTAGAAGTAATTTCATGTACACTGTCACATTGCGCATAAATCATATTTAAACACAGAAAAAACATTGTAGTAATTAAAGTTCTAAGTGCTGTCATTTTTATTTTTTTTAATTTATCATAAGAATACGTTTTGTTATGTTATTACCTATTGTAACTATATAATTACCAGAAACAATGTCACCGACTTCAAAAGTTTGTGTACCAACAAATAAAATATTGTTAAATTTTTTAACACATTGGCCAGTTATATTGTAAATTTTAATATCACCACTTTTTTCTGTGACATTTTTAAAATTTAAAAAAATAAAATTTCTATCAGTAAAAACATCTACAGTTTTATTTGTTTCTGAAAAAAAACCAGATGGATCCGAAATTTCAACAAGTACCGAATCTTCGGAAACACAAATACCATTGCTTGATTTTAATTTAACAACATAAGTACCAACTTGGTTATAAACATGTGAAACCGTTGTTGAAATGGTGGAGTCAACCGCTGAACCATCACCAAAATCCCATATCTGACTTACTCCATTAATAATTGTTGCATAAAAAATAATCGGGGTATTTATTATTCCAATAATTGGATTTATGTAATTAAATTGTATTTTAACAAAGTTAGTATTTGGGATTGTAACCCAATCCTCTATTATAAAACCATCTATTTGTAACAACATTTTATAGTTTCCAGATGTCAATAAAAAAAATATCGTATCAGATTCACCACTAAAATCGGTAACAGTACCCAAAGTATCGTTTTCTGAGTTAATCAAAGTGATATCAACATCTAAAAAATTACTTAAATATTGAGTGACAATTAAACCACTACCATGTAAAACAGATTGTACCTGGCAAGGTTCTACGATTCCCGCCACAGTAAGAGGTGGGTGTATATGTATAAAAAACCTATTGTTAAATGTACCTGGAGTTAGTGAAACAGTAACACTGTTGTTTATTCTTAGGTTTTGTTTTAAACCTGTAATAGAATCTTCAATATAAATCATACTACTGGGTGGAAAACTACTAAAGTCAGAAACTGTTATTGTGTAATTTGCCAATGTTTGTATATAAAGGCCTAATGGTATTTTAAAATCTTTATTTAATTGACCCATAACGTTGATGGCCAATTTTTCATTATCTATTATAGTGTAAATACTTGGGACACCTGGTAATGCCGCTAACATCTTTACACCGTCACTGCTTAGATTGAAACTATCACTTCCTAATGGGTCAAAATATATTACAGTTTCATCAGCACTATTATTACCTTGTAGTTCAATACACAATAGATTAGGTATTTCATTGGCGAATAAATTGGTTGTTATTAAGCAAAAAAATAGTAAAAACTTTTTCATAAATTAATTGTGACTTATATTTGTTATATTAGGTAATGTAGTGTTTATTACACCATTGTAAATTGGAAAAGGCACTGTAGGACAAGAGTTATTAATCCAATTCCCCCAAGTACCGTCAGCACCTGCAGTCACTTGAATTAACAAACTTTGTGGTGTACAACTATTTGCAACAGTAACTTGAAAGCAAAAACTCCAAACACAAGTTGTTCCCTCATCTCCCCAATCATCGGAAGGGATGCCATTAAGTGGGCCATTAATACCAGAATCAAAAAACCAACCTGGCCCAACCGCACCATTTGGTGTTAGATTATTAAATACCCATACCCATTGCCCACTACCTCCCCCACAATTTGCTGGTGCTGCCATTTGCTGTAGGTTCGTCCAACCTGAGCCTAAGTTAATATCGAAACCTTCTAACCAATTTGAACCAACATTTAAACCTGGCCAACCATTCATGGTGTAACACACTGTTACTACAGTACCTGGGGTATACCCACCAGCTGGAGGAGGTGGATTTAATGTAAATGTTTGGTTACCTACACATTGACCGTAAATAAAATTACTAATTAAGATGAGTATAACTACTAAAAATCTTTTCATATTTTGGATAATAAATCGTAACCATCAATAACTTCAATATCGTGATCATGTACAAAAGATAAACGCCTTTCTTTATCTCTATCGTCATCTAAGTTTTTAAAAGTTGATATTAATAATAATTTCTTATTTCTTTGGTTGGCATCCATCTTTTCATAAGTATATTTTGTAGTATCCCAATTTAAAGATTCTATGGTAAAAATTTTTGAATCAACTTCTTTATTTGTTAATAAATTTTGGCCAAGTTCATACCAAGAAAATCCTAATTTAAATAATTTTTTTTGAAGTTTATAGGTTTCCTTAATATCAATACCGTTATAAAATAAAATAATAAAATTACCTTTTAGTACCGGTAAACCTTTACTATCTAAAGAACTTTTTTGAATATGTAGTTCATTTTTCCAAGAAAAACCTTCTTTAAAAACTTTAACAAGGCCTTTGGAAGCTAAATCTTCAAGATGTGACTTACCAAAAGTACTTGTTGAGTAACCGTCTTCATCTTTAAAAATGTAAGCTTCATAAGTTTCATTATTATTATTTTGATAAAAATCTAATCTGTGTTCAGGGTCAAACTTCTGAAATATTAAAATATCCCAATTATTACCGCTTTTGATTGCATATTTTCTACCCGGAACAAAATCTATTTTTTTAATTTCTTCGGGGTTTAGTACCCAATCGTAATCATCAATTATTGACATGTAAAATTATTTACTCTTAATTTTTAAATTCTTATTATTTGCATAAATATACAAAAAAATGAATAAAATTCAAAAAATAATTCACGTCGCTGACCTTCACATTCGTCTTTTCAAAAGGCATGACGAATATAAGGAACAATTTCAAAAATTTTTCGATGAATGTCGAAAACAAAAACCTGAACGTATTGTTGTTGTTGGTGACATTGTACATTCTAAAAATACCGTAACACCAGAATTAATAAGTATGGTAACTAATTTTTTTAATGAATGCACTAAAATAGCAAAAACAGTTGTTATTTTAGGTAATCATGATTTTTTAGTTAACAATTTAGACAGGATGGACACACTTTCACCTATATTTGAAAGTATGCAAAATCCAGATGTTATTTTTTATAAACACACTGGTTGTTATGTAGATGAGAATGTTGTTTGGTGTGTTTATGGGCATATGGAAGGATCCCAAAGACCTGAAATTGAAAAAGCAAGAGCAGAATATGGTGACGATAAAACTTATATTGGACTATATCATGATCCTTTGGTTGGTTTAAAAACGGCCATAGGTTTTGAATTTGAAGATGGCAAAGATGTTACTATATTTGAAGGTTGTGATGTGGTAATGTGTGGAGATATTCATTTATATGACGTTATGTATAATAGAGAAACACCGATTGTAATGCCTGGAAGTATGATAATGCAAGACTTCGGAGAAAAAGTTAAAGGACATGGTTACATACTTTGGGATGTTGAAACTAGATCTCATAAACAAA